GCATTATATGGTATGTTGAAAAACGAATGTAAATGGATAAAGGGAGATAAAAACTAATATGGGAGCAAAAGTACCAAAAATGCCACCACCACCAGCAGTTGATCCAGAAGTGGCAACTAAAGAAGCAGAATCAGCAGCAAAATTAGAAGCAGAAAAAAAGAAAGCTATTTCGTTAAGAAAAAAAGGAATGGGTGGAACAATTTTAACAGGTGGACAAGGAGTTGAAGAAGAAGCTAAAACTGCGGCAACTTCATTAATGCAATATTAATGGCATCTTTTGATTATATAAGAAAACGATTAGATAAGTTAGAAGCTGATAGAGGTACATGGGAATCTCATTGGCAGGAAATTTTAGATTATGTAATGCCACGAAAAGCAGAAATTACTTTCTTGCGTTCACGTGGAGAAAAAAGAACAGAAGTTTTATTTGATTCAACAGCAATCACAGCTAATAATCTTTTAGCGGCAAGTTTACAAGGAACACTAACATCACCTTCATTACCTTGGTTTTCATTAAAATTAAGAGATGATGAAGCAAATAAAATTAGAGATGTACAAATCTGGTTAGAAGATACAGCACGTAGAATGTATGCTGTATTTAATGAATCTAATTTTAATACAGAAGTTCACGAAATGTATTTAGATTTATGTTCAGTTGGTACATCAGCAATATTTGTTGAAGAAGCAAATGAAGGATTTTTACAAGGTGGTTTACATTTTAATACTTTACACATAGCAGAATATTTTATTCAAGAAAATTCTACAGGTAAAGTAGATACACTTTATAGAAAATACAAAATGACTGCACGACAAGCAGTACAAGAATTTGGTGAAGATAATATCGGAACAAAAATAAAAGATGCTCTTAAAGATAAACCTGATACTCAATTCAATTTTATTCATGCAGTAGAGCCAACAGCAGATTATGAAAGAGCAATAGGAAAAGCAAAAACAAAATTACCTTATCATTCTTGCCATGTTTGTTTTGAAGATAAAATGGTTGTTCGTTCAGGAGGATATAATGAATTTCCATATTTAGTTCCAAGATGGTCAAAAGCAACAGGTGAAATATTTGGAAGATCGCCTAGTTATAATGCGTTACCTGATATTAAAACTTTAAATAAAGCTGTAGAGATTGGATTAAAGGCATGGGCAAAAGCTATTGATCCACCATTATTAGTTACTGATGATGGAGTAATAGGTAGAGTTAGAATGACACCTGCTGGAATTACAGTTGTTAGAAGTGATACAGCAGTTAAACCTTTACAGATTGGTTCAAATTGGCAGATAACAGATTTAAAAGAAAATCAATTAAGAACAGCTATTAGACAAGCATATTATTCAGATCAATTACAATTACAAGAAGGCCCACAAATGACAGCAACAGAAGTTCAAGTTAGATATGAATTGATGCAAAGATTATTAGGGCCAACATTAGGAAGATTCCAAACTGAATTTTTAAATCCATTAATTGAAAGAGTATTTGGAATTATGATGAGATCAAATGCTTTAATGCCAAGACCAGAAGCAATTAGTGGTACTAATATGGATATAGAATATGTTGGGCCTTTAGCACGTTCTCAAAGAATGGAAGAAGCTATTGCGGTTGAAAGATTATATCAATTAGCAATGCAAGTAGTTCAAGTTGATCCTACTGTTATGGATGTTATTAATCATGAACAAGCAATTAGAATGAGAGCAACATTACTTGGAGTACCTAAAACAGTTTTACGTGGTGAAGATGAAGTAGCAGAAATAAGAGAAGAAAGAGCAGCAGCACAACAGGCGGCACAAGAACAAGCAATGGCACAACAACAAGCTGATACAGCATTATCACAAGGTAAAGCTATGACAGAAATGTCTAAACCTGAAACTAAAGAAGGTATGGAAGAAGCAATGGCACAAGCTGAACAACAAGGATTAGTATAATGAAATCATTAACAGAAAAACAAGAAGCATTTATAGAAAATTTTGCACAAACAGGAAATGCAAAACAATCTGCAATCAAAGCTGGTTATTCAGAAGCTACAGCAGAACAACAAGGGCATAATCTAAAAAAACAATTAAGTAATGAAATAGATGAAGCTACTAAAAAATTAATGAGTAGTCATGTACCTTTAGCAGTAGATAAATTAAAAGAATTAATTTCAAATCCTAAAATATCACCTTCGGTTCAACTTGGTGCAGTAAATAGTTTATTAGATAGATCAGGTTATCAAACAATTACTAAAATTGAAGATGTTACTGGAAGAAAAACAGATGCTGAACTTCGTGAAGAATTAAGACATTTACTAGGTACAATCGCTGTTGTAAAACCACCTTTTGATCCTAATGGTTCTAATGGATCAGGTTCACTTCAATAATGGATTGGAACGACAATAAACCTAATGAAAGTTTTGCTGGAGTTTTAGATGATTTTGATATTTCAAGAATGGAAATCTATGATGAACCACGTTATTTATTACATTTTCAATGGGGTGCAACAGGGCCTTGGAGAAAAAAAACTCCTAAAGTATGCAGGTATGCTTTAGTTGAAATGATAGATGTGGATAAGATTGATTCTCGAAATAAACAAAAAAAGGATGAAGTAGGTTTGACACAAAAAGAAATTTGGGATAAAAAATATAGATTACAAAATGGTAGCACTTGATTTTGAAAAACAAATTAAAAGTTTAAAAAAAGATTATGGAATTACTTTTAGCTCTAAAGAAGGAGAAAGAGTAATAGCTGATTTAAAATCGGCTTATTATAAACGGAGTTCTTTTTCAAAGGACACCAACGAAATGGCTTATCGAGAAGGACAAAGATCGGTAATCATTCGTATCATCAATCTAATAGAGGAGGAAAAAAATGGCTGATGAGCAAACGACCACAGTACAAGACAACCCAGTACAAGAAACATCAATACTTGGGTCTGGTGCTAGTGAAAATCAAGACTGGAGATCATCTTTATCTGATGAATTACAAAACAATCCTACAATTCAAAATATAAAAGATTTAGAATCTGCGGCTAATACACTAGTTCACCAGCAAAAAATGATAGGGAGTAGAATACCTATACCAAAAACAGATGAAGAAAGGGCTGAATTATATACAAAGTTAGGTAGACCTGAAACTTCTGAAAAGTATAGTTTTACTATTCCTGAAACACATTCACAATTTTTTAATGAAGAACAAGTTAAACAATTTAGAAATGTTGCCCACCAAATTGGGTTAAATAACGATCAAGCTAAAGCATTGGTAGATTTTCAGATTAAATCTGCTGATTTTGAAGTGCAAAAACGTAATAGTGAAATAGCTTTAGGAAAGAAAAATACAGAAGAAGCATTGCATAAAGAATGGGGTTATGACTATGATAATAAAGTTAGAGCCGCAAGACGAGCAATGAATGTATATGCAGATAATGAATTGATGGAACTTTTAGATACTGAAGCAGGTAATCATCCAGCAGTTGTTAAATTATTTGCACGTTTAGGTGAGGATATAACAGAAGAAATGGCTAAAAATACACAAAATAATAGATTAGCTGTTTCACCAATAGATGCTAAAGGAGATATTCAAAAGATATATGCAGATGCAAAACATCCTTATCATGACGCAGGGCATCCAGAACATAGAAATGCTGTAGAACACGTGAAACAATTATATGAAAAAGTATATGGTAATTAAATAAATTATTTGTTATAATTACAGTATCAAAATTCGCCCTTCATAGGAAAACGAATAGGTAGCCGTGATTGGCTTTAAACTTCCGATTGATCGTATCGTTTACGATAAGGTTTCCCGTAAGGATAAAAGCCGATTTAACGGAATATGGTATTTATCATTGGGATATTTACCCCCTATTCTTTAACTTTGTAAAACTATGGAGATAATATGTCTGTACAAATAACAACGGCTTTCGTTGAACAGTACAAAGCAAATGTATTACACCTAGCTCAACAAAAAGGTTCTCGATTAAGAGATGCTGTTAGAACTGAAACAGTTACTGGCAAATCACATTTCTTTGAAAGAATTGGCTCAACTTCAGCACAGAAACGTACTTCACGTCATGCGGATACACCTAGAATGGATACACCCCATTCAAGAAGAAAAGTATCAATGGATGACTATGACTGGGCAGATTTAATAGATAACGAAGATAAAGTTAGATTATTAATATCACCTCAATCTGAATACGCTATGGCTGGTGCATGGGCTATGGGTAGAGCAATGGATGATGCAATTATCGCTGCAGCTACTGGAACGGCTTATACAGGGGTTTCTGGCGGAACGTCACAATCCTTGCCATCAGGTCAAAAGGTAGCACACGGGTCTGCGGGTTTATCAGTTACAAAACTGTTAAATGCCAAAGAAATCCTAGATGCAGCAGATGTTGACCCAGACGAACCAAGATTTTTGGTTTGTGCTGCTGGTCAATTAGCAGATTTACTGGCGATAACTCAAATTACGTCAGCAGATTATAATTCTGTTAAAGCGTTAGTCAGTGGTCAAATAGATACCTTTTTAGGGTTTAAATTTATTAGATCGCAAAGATTAGGCACGGATAGTACACCATCTCGACAATGTTTAGCGTTTACAAAATCAGCAATAGGTCTTGCTATTGGATCAGATATAAGTACAAAAATATCTGAAAGAGCAGATAAGAACTATGCAACACAGGTATTTCTATCTATGACAATCGGTGCAACTCGTATCGAAGAAGAAAAGATGGTAGAGATAGCTGCTAACGAATAAGGAGATATAATATGGCAACTGCAAAAGGCGTGGAAATCACGAATCTTGACGCAACACCTAGAACTACTCTTGAAGCGGCTAGTGGCGGTGGAAAACTGCGTGTTTTTATGGATACAATTGCTGCTGGAACAGGTGATCTTGATAATAATGATATTATTATGTTGGCACAAGTTCCGTCAAACGCAAAGCTAACTAGCATAAGAATATATAATGACGATTTAGATGGCTCATCAAGTGCCGAATTCAATGTCGGATTATATAATGGCCCACAGGCCTATACAATTAGTGGCACAACTACTGCTGCTAATGCTGTAATCGATGAAGATTGTTACGCCTCTGCTGTAGCACAATTTCAAGCTGCTGTAACT